TTTAAATCCACGCTGATATATTCTGGCAAGACACACAGCAACTTCATTCGTTAGAGTGACGGTACTCATAAGTTTTGCATCTGGAATAGTGTTAAGACGGTACATCAGTTTATCTGACAACTGTTGTGTTGCATGTAAGTCAGCAGAAAGATATTCACACAATTCATTGTAAGGTATGTCACGAGTGCTATAACCTTTGGTAAAATACTCCTTCAAGGTATCCTGCTTTTTAGTTGCTAACTCATATCGTTCTGCACAAGCCTCAAGAGACAAAGGCTGCTTTACGCCACGCTGTAGTACATATTCAGCAAGCATGGTGTCAAAAACAGGGCCGTTATATATGAAGCCGGATTCCCAAAGCCACATGAGATCGTAAGCTGCGTTGTGGCAGATGATGATAGTTGCTTGGTCAAGGAACCATTGAACACGCTCATGGTAGTCATCTTGACTAGGTACATCAGCATGGTCAAATGGAAAGTGGTGTTCCACTCCTTGATCCGTCAGTATACCAACCATTGTCAATGAGTTGTTAGGCTCAAAGGGGTCAAGATGTAACTTGCCATCTCGTTTAGTCGTTGTGTTCTCTACATCAAGTGTTAATTTCATGGTACATACCTCGCTGTTTCATGTTCAAGATTACAATGCACCTTTCCATGCCACCCTGTCAACTTATTTTTTACTACATTCAAATGACGTAGTGGACCTTCTTCTGCTTCACTGCCATCTGAACTCATAGTAACAGGGTCTTTAGCTATCAATACCATAAGGTCAGCTTCAGCAGCTTTACCTGTACGTGAACCTTCCATCATAGACTGGTTTAGTAAGACCTTACCTTCAGCATCAGCAGATAGCTGAGACATGTAAAACATAGCACAATCATGCTGCTTGGCAATCATACGAGCATGAATAGCATTAGCTTTAAGTGCCTCATCTGTTCTGGCAAAGCCAGCAGTCTTAGCAAACTTATCACCCATATCAAGCAGAACAATGTCAGGCTTGTATGTCTTGCATATGCTTTCTACCCACGACATATCACGACCTGTTGCATCTTTAATCTTGATGCGTTCCTTTACAGGTGCGTACAAGTCACGTGCTTTACTAGGGTTAGCCTTTATCTCACGCATAGTCATGCCAGTTGCAGCAGTAAGATATCTAGCACCAACACGATGGTATCCTTCTTCATTACATAAGACGATGCAGTTGGCACCCTGATGAGCAAAGCCCCCCGGCGCAGCAATGATGCTGGCATGAAAGGATGTCTTACCAGTGTTAGGACGTGCGCCGATTTCAATCAAGTGACCAGAGTTTACGCCCTCTACTCTACGTGCAAGCACAGGTATATTAAAAGTCCAACGTGCTTCAAGGTCAGCTTTAGATAGCAAAGTTTCCATTTCTATATCATCCCATTCTACATTTAAGTTTGGAGTGAAATCATCACCATATTGCTCAAGTATCATACGTAAAGGCTCAAGGCTTGTCTTGTCACCTGTCACATAATCTACACCAAGGTTAGCAATGTCTTCCCCTACAACCTGTGAGAATAACTTAGACAACACTTCTTGTGCTATGTCATTACCCATAGGGTGTTCCCTTTTTATCTTTTGAAAGATAGAAGAGAACACTTGTTTCTGTGCTGTTGTCATTGTTGGATTGCTTGATACGAACAATGCTTCAATCTCATCTGGCGACACAGTACGTTCATACCGTTCCATTGCTGTGTCGATTGTCTTTTTAATTTTACGTACATCAGCACTGAACAATCTGTCAGGGCATCTTGCACCACGATTGTCATCATAAAATGACTTATCCATTAGGGTTCTAATTAGTGATAATTCCATATAATTTCTCCATATCTTCAGGGTTGCGATACTTCAAGTCATCATTGAGTTTAATTATTTTTACATCATCAACGTGACCTCTTAATTCTTTTGCCAAAGCAAAACTCTTTTTCAATGCATCGGGGTCTAATGCTATAACGGCTGTTGAGAACTGTGCAAGATACCCTTTATGCGTATCCTGTAGAGACGTACCAAGAAGCGCAACCCCGACAAAGGAACCGTAACCAACAACGGCTGCACTCACACAGTCCTCAACAACAACTGCGACATTACCACAACCAACTGAGTATGGCAAGCCACTTTTTCCATATCTTTTCCATTTAGGTAATCTTTTTCTTAATGAACGACCAGTAGCATCTACAACCTTACCATTATCTTTGATTGGAAATACTATACGATCTTCCTTAACATCATACAAAACACCTAACTGATCGGCATCTATCTTGTAGTCTGCACAAAACTTTAGCACACTAGGGTTATCTCTGTGTGCTACGATATAGCTAGGTAATTCAAACGTGTCTATAGCAAACTCTTTAGCCCCACCAAAGCCAGCACGTATATCATCTACAGATAGGTGTACTCTATTACCACCTTTAGCATTACAAGAAGCCTTGTAACAATTCCACACTAAGCTGCCCATGTTATTGGTCACTGTAAATGTTTTATACCCGCCACAGTTAGGACAATTCATTCTCTTTGTAGTTCCACTAGGAACATCCATATCACTTATAGTGTTATATATATTAATCATGTATATCCTCTTTCTTTGCGGCACTTGCTATGCTTTTACCATGCATTTGTCTAGCTGTCAATGCATTATTTGCACTTTCAAGTGTATTTTTTAAGTAAGGTTTAACTGAACTTGGATTAGCATGTCCAGTAACCGACATTATTTGTGCCATACCGACACCAGCTTCAACCATTTCAGTTGTGCCAGTTCTACGTAAGTCAGATAGACGTAACTCTTTCGGTAATCCTACGTCATCCATCAGCTTACGTGCATACAGAGGCAGCTTGTATATGCTGTAGGGTATAAACTCACCTGCGTATGGTGTAGGCATAGGTGCAACATATTGTTGGAAGCCGAAGTCCTGTTCTTGTTGCTTCAACATTTCAAACAAATCATCTTCGATGGGTAGATGTACCTCTGCTTTACGCTTCGATTGCTTTATATAAACAGTCTGTGCATCAAAGTTTATGGCATCCCATGTAAGCAGTCGCATGTCACCAAGACGTTGGCACCATTCATAGGCCATGTGAGCAATCAAACCCACGTTACGTGTGCTAAAATCGCTGTAGGCGGCTTCTAGCAGTCTCTGTACATCTCCCCTACCCCAAACTACCTTACGCCTGTCTGTGGTGCGTTTACGCACGTTAGCGAAAGGATTGGTTAAACAGTGTTCCATTCGTAAGCCATAGTTAAATGCGATACGAGCAGCCGACAAAAGGTGGTTTGCCATAGAAATGCCTTTATCACACCACAAATCATATGACTGTTTAGCTATTCTTGTAGGCAAGTTGTCAGGGTCATAGTGGCAGAGGGGTGTTCCCTCTACCTCAGTGTTTAGCATTACGGTTAACAGATACTTATAATGTGCTTTAGTTTCATCACGTAAGTTCCTGTAATCGTAGGAAGAATAGTAGTCGTCAACAAGTTTATTTAGCTTCATTTAATTTCTCCATTTTTCTTTTGAAGTATTCTTCCCGCTTCTTTTTCTTTTCTTCTGCCCAGATTTTATGTTGTTCTATCTGTTCTTCAGCGTACCTGTTAAGAAACCTATCCACAAAGTCAGCTATACCCATACTCTGATAATGCTTTTGTCTGTTTCTAGACTTGATAGCCCATCTACCAGTGGTGTAGTAATATGCATACATTACGCCTGCTTTATTTTCTATATAAAACATTGTTGCGCTATCAATGTACTCAAATGTTATTTTGTTATCATTTAAGTACTTTATAACAAAAGCTAGGTCTTCTTCTGTGTCACGTCTTAGAATAACTTCGCCTTTGCTATTTGTTCTACTGTACTTATACTCACTCATTTCTGGGTCTCCCTTATTATCAGTTGTATAGAATGAAGAGCATCACGAACATTGCTGATCACATTAGCATTACCTTCTTTAAGTTTAGACTCTGCTTCTAGTAAATCTTTTTCGATAAACAGGACATGCGCATTTACCATGCCCTGCTTTGTTTTATACACTGGCCTCAACATTAAGCTGCAATCGCTTGAAACTGTGGCGCATCAATCCACTTAGCAACTTCCTGTTCTCTTGCCCACATGGACTGTGCTTCAGTGTCATTGCCAGTGTTACGAAGGTTGAACCCATTACGTTCATCGGCATAGCTTGCGTAGTTTGTAAAGGCAGAATACAAAGCCCACACATTACGACCACGTGTGCTAACCTCTTGATTATACAGACTAAACATCTTCTCTGACTTACGTTCAGCTTTGACAATTGAATCAAGCAAAGCTTTCACATCAATGTGCATCAGGCTTGTCTCTGCCCAACGCTGGAACTTATCAGCAGTTTCATAGAAATCTGTAACTGATGACTGCAACTCTTGAATAAACTTATCCAAGCTGAAGTTGCTGGTGTTCTTACGCTTGATCTTATCGTAGTCACCAGTGACCATTCCATTGGTGCAGAAGAAATCAATAGCACCAAAGAAAACCATGTTGCTGCATGAACCATCAATGCCATGCAAGGCAATCAGTCGAGGTGAAATGGTTGTGCTATGCTTATCTGTTACAACCTTACGTAAGACATTGGGCATAGTCATGTCCATCATAACCCAAGCATTGTTACGTGCAGTCTTGTAGTCGATGTTCATGTTGTTACAGAACTCTGCACCAAGATGCTCAGATACAGCACTATGTGCTTGGGTGAAGAAGTCACCGTGACTAGCACAGTTAAAACCATTACCAACGATACCAAGGTAGTCCCCTGTGTCACCGTTGATAACGTATTTTGATTTGTCAAACTTTGTAGGCTCAAACACTACAGGAAAGTTAAGGTGTTCTGGTAGTAGTTCTTCTGATGTAAAATCTAGTGGCATAATAATTCTCCTTTCATAGAGTCAATTGATATTTATTTATATCAGTAAACTTTCACAAAGTAAAGATGGCTAGTACAACAAATATTACTATTCCTATTATAATATCCATTCTAATAGCCCCAGTATTTTACTTCCACACTGTCATCAACAAGTAACCGCCTTAACGTGTACCATGCCTGATCCATGTTGCGTAAGTCCTCGTAGCTGATTTCACATAACTCAGACACTGCTTGTCTGATAGGTACGAAAGCCTGTAGCATTTCCAGTACAGCCTGTTGCTGTTTAGGTGTCATGCTTTTCCATGTGGCAGCAGCCTGCTCTTGCCTGATTTCCCATTCGGTCTTCTCTTTTTTCTTTGTCATGTCTATTCTCCTTTCATCCAAGTTGGTTTTGATCGTCCTTTGTTATATCGTGCGAACTTTGATTTGTCAACAGTATAAAATGCACGATAGGCAATGATAGGCCAACGCTCATCTGTCTTGAGGTCATCATGTCCACTGAAGCATTGTGGGTGCGGTGTAAGACCTACAGCACCTTCACCTGTTGTATTTGGTATGTGCTTGATGCCGTGATACAACGCAGCTTTATGTTTACCTGCGCCATGCTGCTTGCCGTAGCGGTGTGTGTATTCACGAAGCATTGCGTCATATAGTGTATACGCAAACGAGTAGTTAGCTTGGTTCTCCATAGCCCACAGAGTACATGGATGCTTTTGGTGTACTGGTTTGTACAGTCCATGTTCCTGTGCATAGTCAGGTGCATGATGCCACAGGCTAGTACATAGCATCTGCGCTTCTTCTAGTGGCATCTTTACAATGTGCTGGTCACATAGCTGCTTGGCTATGGCATCGGGGTGATGGTCAATCAGAAATCTATTCACTACAATTCTCCATGTACCATGTCTTGAACTTGTGAAAAGCTAATAGCTTGTATGCTTCCAAGTCAAGGGTTTCCCAATCTCGTATGCTAATACCACACACTTCATGTGTGTTTTCTATTTCAGCATCAAGCATCACCATCAAAGCATTGGCCTCTGTTGGTGTTAGCTGTATCCATAGTGTGTTATCTTTAGTCATTGTCATTCTCCTTTACTTGGTAATTAAAAAGTTTAATTGCTGTCACTCTATCTACCTTAAACCATTCACCTCTGCGTTCTTTTGAAAAATGCTCAAAGACGTTGTGCATATCCGATTCTTTTTTGTATCGGGTATCTGTCTTCAACAAGGCAATGTGTCTGTAGTCTCTATGTGGTGAGTAAGTTTGATACTGATTCAGTCTGTCATCAGCATCCTTGGCACACCCAACCTTTACCCAATCAGGCCATGCATCATTTACAATCAGGTACACATAACCCTTTGGGCTTTTTGTCTCAAGTTCCTCAAGAGACATGACATGTTCCCAAGACTCCCATCTGCCAGCCTTCCAGTTAGGATCACTTGTAGGTATGTATCTACCATTTACCCACATACGCCGTGAGTTCTTAGTGTTGTACTGATCCCAGCGTTCACGTTTACCATCACTAGGTATGTACCACCATTCACCATCTTCAAAAACTTTGGTGGCTGATTTAACAATGCTTCGTTTTAGTTCCATGTGTCATTCTCCTTTACCATTCTACAGGGTAGAACACTTCTACCATGCTATCACACTTAGGGCAAGTCAGTATCGTGACCATGCTAAACTCATCACCACGATGG